GCATCCTTTCGGCTCCACCACCACGCGGCCGACCGCCGCGACCCCCCTCACGGCGGCCATCGCCGTGGGCGAGGGGGTGGGCGTCAGCGGCGGCACCCTCGGCGATGCGGCGGGCCTCGGCTCCCCGGTGGCGGGATCGAAGTCGAAGGACGGTACGGTGCGCCTCTACCTGTTCGACAAGGACACCACCCTCGGCTCGGCGGTGTTCGACAACCACGGGCGCAAGCGGGACCGCGTGATCTGCCGCGCGCTGCTCACCCAGGCGTTCACGCTGATCGAGGTCACAGGTGACCTGGGCGAGATCGCGGAGAAGTACGGCTCGGACAGCAAGGATGACCTGCCCGCGAGCTTCCCCCGCGCCATCGAGCCGGGCGACCTGGCCGTGCTGCCCTCCGGCGAGGTCCGCATCCTGTCGGTGGACGGCGGCTGGCGCGGCCCGAAGGTGGTGGGCGTGGCCGAAGCGGTGAAGGGCGTCGAACCCAACCTCGAAGCGGACGCGGACGCGGATCCGGCGAAGCACGACTCGCTGGCAAAGGTCGCCAGCGATCTCGCCGCGCACGGCTACTACGACGAGGGGGAGGCGGGGTCGGGCTGGTCCCGCGCCGCCTTCCAGTCCCTCCTCACCACGACGATCGACGGCGCGCTCACCGCGCAGAACGTCGAGCGTACACCGATCCACGCGCGGCGCGTCGTGCGCGCCTTGGTCCGCATCGCCACCCGCATCGGCCGGACCGGCGGCATCGACCTCCACCACCTCCGCCGCGAGGTCCGCACCGCCCTGTATAGCGAGAACGAGACGCTGGAGGCGGAGATCCAGGAGAAGGTCAAGTGCGCCCTCGCCTCCTGCAAATCGGCCTGGACGAAGTAGCTCGGGTTCCGGTGGCGGGGGACGAGGGCTGTTTCCCCCCTGCGGCTCCTCGCCCCTCGCCGCCGGGCTTTTCGTTGAACCCCACACCCTGATCTGATACCCCCGAGGTGTGGCTCTCGCCAATGATCGCTTCCTCGCTGGAATCCCCATCCTCGCGCACGCGCTCCTCGAAGTTACCGGCATCCTGATCGCGTCGGTCGGCGACCCCCCGACCCACTTCCGCTGTGGTTGCTGGGTCTGCGGCTTCGTCCTCGAACAACCCCTTCCCGAAACGAACCCCGAGGAAATCGAACAAGCTCTCCAGGCAGCACTCCGGCAGGAGGTCGTGCGCGTAGGGTGTCTTCACTACGCGCGCTACGAGGAGGTCACCGACTCCCCACACTACGCCCTCTCGGCGGAGATCCGGGCAGCGATCACAAGCATCTACCGCGAGCGAACACGACGACGTTGACCGCTTGACAATCCGTTCGCCAGCAGGCATATCAACATTGATCCCGGGACCGCCGCGAAGCGCCAGGACGCCCCCTCTGGTTTGCCGCTCGACGCCACCCCGGCGTAGTGTGAAGGATGACGGTCTTCTCCCCGGTCCGCGCGATCTTGGGATCTTTCCTTGTGCGACCACATGGTCGCTCGGTAGAGTAGGTCATGTTGGAGATCGATACCCGCCCCCGAGGCTATGCGAAGGGTGTACTGATCTCTGGGGCGCTCTACCTGATGCCCCGCCGCAGATCTTTCTACAACCCGCGCATGCTCCTGTTCCTGCTCCCCGTCCTGGCAGGGATCGGTCTGTGGCTCCTACACAAGCCTTGACAATCCCCAAGCCACTTGCTACTTTGTTCCTAACCCGGTGAGTACTGTTGTGCTTCCCCTCCGGGCGGAAAGGATGTGATCTGTGTGGCTGTTTACCCCCTTCGGCTTTTTCTCCGTCGTCGCTGATCGTGACAAGGCGAACCAGGTGATCGTGCGCGCCAGGGTCAAGGGCGACCTGGAAAACCTGCGCACGAAGTACCTGCCCACGCTCGGCCCGACGGTGATGCTCCAGATGCGCGACTACCCCTACCGGGGGTTCGTGTCCCGTGACGATCTCGCGGCAGCGATGCCGAAGATCACGCAGGACATCACCTATACCAATTTCAAGAACGAGGTAACGAAGCAGCAAGGCGATCCTCGCCACGACCTCTACCTCCGGGTCTGGGGTGTGATGAAGAACGCCGAGGAGGAGATCGCCAAAACGAAGCGCACGAAATATCAGACACGCTTCGACTGGCAGGTGCCGGTCACCAATTTCAAGAACGAGGTAACCTTCGACTTCGAGTCGGTCGAGTCGGCGGACCCGCCCTCCGTAACCAACCGTCGCTACGAGCGGAGTGACTCCCGGGGAGCCTTTCCCAGAATGATCGAGCGGGGACGCGCCGACTCGGCGTCCCGCGCCCTCTCCCCGGACTTCTCCGCTCCGACCGTTTCCGACCTTGAACGACAGGCCGACAAGCACCGTGCGGCGAACCGAACGCACGCGGCGCTGGACGCGGCGTTCGAGGCGGGGAAGCTCGCCGCCAAGGAGCACCGATTCAAGCATCCGCCCGCCCGCTTCACGCAAGACGAGAAGCAGGCGTGGTACCAGGGCCACGAGCAGCAGGACGCGAATAACCAAGAGGCGGCGAAGATCTTGGACGACCGGGCCAAGGCCGAGGCGTTCTGGAAGGACACCCCAGTACGCGGCGGCAACGTGTTCGTCGAGAACGACCTTCCCGACCGCCGGAAGCGGGGGAAGAAGTAAGGATGCGGGCCACCTCGGTCGAGGCGTACCTGGAGGTTCAAGCGAGCGGGAGGCTCAACGAGCAGGCAAAGAAGGTCTACGCGCTGCTCTACGAGAAGGATCCGCTCACCGCAAGGCAGATCGACAAGCTGCTGGCAAAGCCAGGCGAAGCCTCCGCATCGTGGCACAAGCGCCTCCCCGACCCGGGGAGGTGGAAGCTGGCCCGGGTCGTCCTGACGAAGCCGGTTTCGCCCATGAATACTACTTTCCAGAAGAATCCCTCCTGGCGGCGTCCCGAACCGGCGGTGATCGACAAGGCGGTCGCAGACTTGCGGGACCCCTACAAGATCACCAAGCAACACGGACTGGTCTTCACCCCCGCCCTGGAAAGGTGGCGAAGTGGCTGACCGCCAGAGCCCCGTAGCGCCGTCGAACAACCTGGCGCTCTTTCCGTCCTCGATCCTCGACGCTGGGAGAGCGACGTTGGCACACCTCCGTGATCGTGCGGAGACCTGCCAAAAGTGTCCGCTCTACCTCGCCGCGACCTCGCTGGTCTTCGGAGCAGGCCCCGATCATCCTCTGATCGCTTTCGTGGGTGAGGGTCCTGGAGAGAACGAGGACCGACAAGGAGAGCCCTTCGTCGGCCGCTCGGGGAGGCTCCTGGAAAATATGCTTGCGGCGATCGGCCTGACCCGGAACCAAGTCTTCATCACCAATGCGGTCCTGCACCGAGCGCCGGAGAACCGAGCGCCGGAGAAGGCGGAGATCGAGGCCTGCGCGGAGTTCTTGGTCGGGCAGCTTCGCGCGGTGCGCCCTCGGCTTCTTGTCGCTCTCGGCAAGACCGCCGCTACCGCGCTTCTCGGGAAAGAGAAGAAGCTCGAAGAGTGGCGCGGACGCTGGCACGTTTGGGAGGGGGTTCCGCTCCGCGTCACCTACCATCCGGCTCGCCTGCTTCGAGAACCCGCCCTGAAGAAGGAAGCGTGGGCAGATATGCTGGCGCTGAAGGCCTGTCTGGATGTCCTCGGGACAGGTTGACAATCCCTAAACCACTTGCTTTTGGTTGCGCTTGCTCGTAGGCTCCTAACATCGGAGGATGTAATGCCTACCAACCACACCCCCCGCTGCGCGGGCTGCGGAGAAGAGATCGAGCCTGGCGGCCGCGTGGTTCGGCTTCAGGAAGGGACATTCGCGGAGGATTTCAAGGCAGCGAAGAAGGGGCAGATCGTGTACCTGCACAAGACCCCCTGCTACGGGCGCGCGGTGTCCTCGCCGCGTCTGGTACTGGAGGAGATCCGTCGCCACGCGAAGGTCGGGTGAACGAGTCGCTCCGACGACTCCACGTTCTCGTGGAGATGGGGGGTTACGCGCCGGGTACTCCCGAGTTCGAGCGGGTGCTGCGTGCGCGGAAGGTCGAGAAGTGCCAGGAGATACAAGGCGTACCCTGTCCTCTGTGCCCGGTCTACGACAATTGCTCGATCTCGTTGGAGTTTCGCCGAGACCTGGCGGAACGGCGATGACCTGGCGCTTTTGGGAGCGGAAGATGTCTGATCGGGTGAAGATCAAGCTGGACTTGACGCGCAGCGACTACACCCTGCTCCGCGCGTGGTGCAAGCAGCGGGGTCTGTCGTTCGAGGAGTGGGCCACCTCGGCGCTTCTGGCGGTAGCCGCCGGAAAGCTCCCGCCCCCGCCTGCGGTCACCCCCGTCCCGGAACCCGAGGAGCTTCATCGGCAGGTGGTGGCCGAGGACAACCGGCACCCTTGCGTGTGGCTTCGTCCCGAGTCCCCGGCGAACTTCTCACGCCGGGATTGCGAGGGGACCTGCACCGCGCCCCGCCAGGACGGAACCCCTTGTTTCTGGGGACCGGCCTCCGCGCCCTCGTGCCGGTTCTTCCGTCGCAAGCTGCTCCGGCCCGTTCAGGCTTCATCCTCCTCTTGACAATCTTGTAGTCAGTTACCACATTCGGTGGTGAGTCGAGCATCGCGCCGCGAAGGTCTCGCGGTCCGGCTGCTCGAAGGAGATCCGCCATGACCGACAAACAGATCGATGAGAAGAAGCTCGATGTCGTCAAGTCGCTGCGCCCCGTGACCGGGGGCGCGCTGTTCCAGGCCCCACCGGGGAGCCTGCCGGTGGAGGTCGAGGCGCTGGCCTTCTCGGTGGTCAAGTCCATCGAAAAGCTGGCGAAGGACCGCTACGGCGCGCTCCGCGCCCACCTCCTCGACATCGTGAAGGGTCTGGGAACGGAGAACGAGAAGGGCGGGTTCCGTGCCGAGGTCGCGGGCTACGGCGCGTTGCTGGCGGAGAAGCGCCAGAGCGAGGAGCCGGTGGCGGAGAAGGTCTACGCGCTGCTCGCCGCGAAGGGCAAGGAAGCGGTCTGCGTGCAGACCACGATCCCGGCCCAGACGGTGTTCGACCCCTCGAAGCTGGAGAAGCTGGTCAAGGCGGGCGTGATCACCGCCGAGGAGGTCGCGTCCTGCCTGGGCGACCCCTCGTGGGCGCTGAAGGACTTCCCCAACAAGGAGATCCGCCTGGCCCTCGACGAGGCCAAGGAGGCATACCTGCCCGAGAGCGCCCCGACGCTCCCCGCCCCTGCGGGGGTCGAGATATTCCCCGGTTCGATCAACGCCTTGAACCGCCCCGCCAAGGCCAAGGCCAAGGCCAAGAAGTAGCCCCTCCTCCGCTTCCATTGACAATCCGTTTCCTTCCTGCTAGGAGGAACGAATGGGTCTGGTTCTCCAACGAATACCAACCACCGACTGCCGCCCCGCCGAGGGGTTGGCCTACGCGGACGTTTTCAACCTTTTCCCTCTCTACGACACCTTCGCGTCGAGTGGCCTCCCGCTCGGACTGGTCGGGCCGAAGGGCGTGGGCAAGAGCCTGAGCCTGGAGGCGTGGGCCGCTTCGCGGGGGAAGCACTTCATCGACTACGACTGCGCCGAGGACACGCAGCGGGAGCAACTGGTCGGTTCCCACTACCTCGACGCCGAGGTGAGTCCCTTCGTACTCGGGCCGCTCGTGTCAGCCATCGAGGTCGCCAACGAGACCGGGTTCTGCCTGCTCCTGCTGCAAGAACTCGCGTCGCTCCGACCCGCGATGCAGAAGCACCTGAACGCCCTCACGGACTTCCGCCGTCGTGTGGTGGTACCGGAAGCGCGACAGGTCTTCCACCTCCAACCTGGGGCGACGCTCTGGGTCACGGCGACGATGGTGGAGGAGGAGAGCGGGACGTACCGGCTGAACCACGACCTCCGCTCGCGCCTGCGGCTTTGGCCGCTCGGCTACCCGACGGCGGCACAGGAAGCAGATCTCGTGACGGCGGCGGTCGGGAAGGTGGAGCAATCTCTCCTGAACCGGACACTGGTCCTCGCCAACCTGACCCGGCAAGGCTTTAGCGGCTACATCATCTCGCCACGCGACGTGGTGCAGATCGTGACCGACATCCCCTTGGTGGGGGAGGAGAAGGCGTTGCGCTGCGTCTTGGGGAAGTTCGAGGAGCACGACCGGGCCACCGCCGCGCAATGGATGGCAGACACCTTCCCCGGCACCGCTTTCCCTGAGTACCTTCCCTGACCGTGGAGCGAGATCTGTACCAAAAGCGGCGAAGGATCGCCGCCAAGACCGTGGACACCTTCGCCCGTCTCTGCGGGCGGAAACTCTGGTTGATCCACGGGAGACCTCCAACCACCGACGGCTATCGACTGGTCGTTCCGCTTGGCGATCCCCAGGCCGTTCGCTGGACGCAACGGCTCCTCGCCCACATCGTCTTCCAAACCAACCCCACCGCGCTCGCCTTGTTCCGCGCCCAGTACGCGGAAAAGATCGAACGCCTGGCCGAGAACCAGCGAGAAGAGTCCCCGGACGCAGGACGGCTCCGGGAGCTACTCGACCACATGGTCGGGCTGCTCGAAGTACACCGGGTCGAGTCGTGGTGGGTCGAGATATTCCCCGGTTCGTTCGACGCCTTGCGTCGCCTCGCCTGCGAACAGGCGCTCCCCTACACCTCCCGAGGAGATCTCCTCGTCCTGCTCAGTTGCGTCGAGGCGAGCCTTCCCCCGCCTCCCCGCCTCCTGCGCTTCCTGCCTACCACCGAGCAAGCCTTCCGAATGGTCTACCAACGCGGCCCCGACGCGACCATCCCCGTGGCGAAGTGGTTGCTCATGCGCTGGGTAGACCAGCACCTCGGGCTACTGGCAGCGACGGCCTCGGTTGCCCAACGGGTCCAAGCTCTCCGTGAGGTGGTGAACCTCTGCCAGACCCCCACACGAACCATGATGGAGCGTGCCCGTCCGCTCACCGCTCCTACCCGCGCTTCGCGCAACACCCTTAGGGAAGCCGAACGACTGGTCAGCGAGGTCTTCGCCACGGACCTGGGTGACGAGAGGGCGTTGAAGAACCTGGCTCATCGGAACGATGCTGCGATGCACAAAATCGTGGCGCGTGCTCGTTCTCAATTTCCGAACCGAATGGGCGCAGACGATCTCCTCCGGTCGGACACTCCAGCACGAGTGCTCCTTCAGGACGCGAGCCTTGAAGGGACGCCTACCCCACTCGACACAGAAGATCGTGCGTTGATCACCCGGCTGCGCCAGGAGTTCGCGCGCGTGATGGGACGACGACAGCATGAGCTTCGTCGAAGCGGTTTGCGCGTCAGCCTTCAGGCGGTCATCCAGCAGCGAGCCACCGGCCAGCCTCGTCCGATCTTCCGCGCCCCGCGCCCCGACCGAGGCTTCCGAGCCGTCCTGCTCCTCGATTGGTCGGCTTCCATGCAAGGGGAGAAGTCCGATCGGGCGGTGCGCGCCGGAAGGATTATCCAGGCCGCCCTGGACTACCCGTTCGTGGAGTTCGAGGTCTGGTTGGTTTGCTCGCCCGAGGCGGGTACGGTGAGCGTGTTGCGTGTCCCGCGACGGCTCCCGGTGCAGAATTTCGTCTCGTTCCCCGTGGACGGACTCACACCGCTGCACTTGGCGCTCCGGCTTGCGGTGACGAAGCTGGCGCATGTTCCCGAGGCGAAGTACCTCGCCTTCATCTCGGACGGGGTACCCGAGTACAAGCGGCGGAACGGAGAACCGATCCCTTCCGAGCAGCTTCAGATCTTCGTGCGCGAGGAGTTGCAGCGCGCACACCGCTACGGGATCTATACCGGGGGGTTGCTCGTCAACCCCGGACTTCCCCTCGACCGCCTACGTGCGATGTTGGGTCCGACGAACGACTGGTGGGTGGACGACGAGGAACGCTTCGGCGACGGCCTGATCCGGCTGGTCGTAGGCGGCTTCACCCGCTACCTGGCTTGGGGATGAAGGCTCCTCGGCGCACGCTGCTTCGGGGACTGGCCTTGGTCGGCTGTCCCGAAACAAGCTCGCCGGTCGTGCTGCGTGTGGCCTCCCTCCTCGGACAGATCGACACCCGAAACACCCTGATCGAACAAGAGCTTCTCGAAGACCTCTACGCGCGTTTCCGGCAGGCGTGGACATACCGACCACACGGCATCGAGTGCGCCCGCTGTCGTTTCGTCGCCCGCCGTCACGCTCACTGGCTTGAACTAGGTGCGGACCTCCTCGAAGGACCGTGGTGTCACAAGTGCCTGCGCTACAAGGTGTGGGCGCTCGAAGGAGAGGGGATGCGAGAAGACTTGCGGGTGTTCGTAATTCCGGCGACGCTGGCGACCCGAAAGGTACTGGACGAAGAACCTCAACCGACGCCGGAGATGGGCAACGATCCGGCCCTGTTGTTCTAGGAGTAGCCGATGGAAAGCGAACTGAAGCGCGTGCTGGTGGGTGGACCGCTGAAGAACCAGGAGATCAGGAAACGGCTCGGAGTAGAGGGGAAGAACGACGTGGTGCTAGATCGAACGCTCCAGCGACTCAAGCGAGGGGGTCAACTGATCCTCCTCGACAACCGATGGGCGCTGGCGAGCTTCGTGGTATGCGAGGCGTGCGGCGGGAAGGGGTGGGTACCGAAGGGCAAGCTCCCGAAAAGCGCGCAGCCCCCCAAGCCAGAAAGGCGCGCAGCCCCCTCGAAGAGGATCGAGAAGAAGTAGCCCCCGACCACATGGCCGCACGTCAAGCAGCCCTCGCAGATCGCCGTTAACTCCCAACAACCCCTTCCCAGCCCCGTGGCGCAACGCTTCACCATGGAGAGAGGGAGATGTGGCGGGAGGGTTCCCTGCCCGGGTAGGAGTGCTTTCCTTCCCGAGCTTCTGTTTCCTGCTGGTGCCCTTCCTGTCCATCCTGTTCCTCGTCTGCGGTTGGTGCGGGTGGGGGCGGAAATCCCGGCCGATGCCCGACCCCGCTCCCACGGTCGGGCGGCCCCTCTCGTTCATGCAGCGTGGCTCATGGTTGCTCCCTTTTTCCGACGGACCTCTAAAAACTTGACAGGCTCCAAAGGCCCTGCTTGGATCGGCGGGGCCTGGGCGGTCCGTGAGCTAGTGGTGGTACGGTCCGCGCAAGGCCATAAAACTACACAGGAACCGGAAAAGTACGCAACTGGTTCTCAGGGTGGGTTCGATAACATCGCGCAAATAATCCTGATGGATTAGATACTTACCGATTTCTGCTTGACAGGGAGTGAGCGGTCGGGTAGTTGTCGGCAGCGTAGCTGAAGGGCGGACCGAAGAAGGTTCGGACCGAAAACGACCTGAAACCTGGAGCGCGTCCAGGACGGGGTAGCCCTGGCGCTCCGAGCGACGTTTCGAGGACGTGTCGGGAAAAGCTGGGTTGGCTGAAACCAGCCAGGGCCAGGCCAATCCGGCACGCGCTCCCGACACGTCCTCAAAGCGCCGCTCGGAGGTGTCCTTTGTGCTTTCGTCGGCGATCTCATCGATCCTTCCCCCGATCCTCCTCCCCGCTCCCCCGATCTACCCGATCCTCCTCGACAACCCCCATCCCCTCCCGCGCTAGGAGCCTCCAGTGTCCTTGTCGAACATCTCAACCTTCGTCGATCCCGCCCTCTACCCAGGACCCTTCGTCCGCCTCCCCCTCTGGGTCTTGCGTGTCCCCAACCGCTTCCTGAGCGCCGCCGACAAGTTCCTGTTCGCGCGCCTCTTGGCCTACTGGGGCCGGAACCGCAAGTGCTACCCGTTCCAGCACACCCTGGCGCGGTTACTGGGGAAAACCACCCGAAGCGTCAAGCGGGGTATCGCTCGGCTGGTCAAGGCGGGCCTCATCGAGATCTTGCCGCGCCACCACACCAACGCCGCGAACCAGTACCGCTTCCTCGCCCACGAATGGATGGGGAACTCGGTTCCCCCGCGCCTCAACCTGCCAAACCGCGACCCGAAGAAGCCGGTGGTGGTGGACCCGTACCAGACCAAGTGGACCTTCGTAGCCGTCCCCTGCTGGGTGTTGGAGTACGACCACCAAGCCCTACAGTGGGGTACCAAGTCGGTATTAGTAGCCCTACTAGGACGTTGGGGCCGTGGTACGGCGTCCCGCCGCCTGTGTTACCCCACGCAGGAGTCCCTAGCCCTGGACACCGGCCTGAGCCGGAAGGAGGTCGCCAGAAACCTAGCGGTGCTCGAAAGGGGGGGCTTGCTGTACGTGGCACGCTCCGAGAACACGTTCCAGGGGAACAGCTACCTGTTCCCGCAGCACGCGGTTTGGGGGAGAACCCCGGAGTGGGAGGTTTTCCAACAGCAGGAGGGGGTTGGTGGGGAGGGGGGTCAGCTTTCGTTTGCTTGGGACACCTGCGTCCCCTGGCTTGGGACATCCCCGTCCCACCTAAACAGAACTGACCAAGAGGGAGATCACATCCTCCCTTCGGTCGGATGTTCTCTCTCCTCTTGGTCAGATCAGCCAGAAGAGATCAGATCTGAGCGTGCTTCGCACGCACAACATCCCACGGAGGGCGCTTCGCTTGAAGGAGCAGGAGGTGGGGATGTGGTCGCAGTAGTAGTACCTGATACGACCTATAGCCAGAACACGCGGCCCATGATACAGGCTCAAGCCCAAGCTGTAGCTGTACTGGTAGCTGCCGCCACAGCTACGTTCTCCGAGCCGGAGTCGTGGTCCGTGTTCGTACCCGGAGCCTACCAGGAGGGAACGATGCCGGACCACGACCGCCTGAAGGCTGTCATGGCGGCGGACGCTGCCGGAGCCGAGAAGTCCAAGACCAGCCTTCTCGCCAAGAACGCCAAACAGGCCGCCAAAGCGTCCAAGAACGCTTCCAAGGCATCGGAAAGCTCCCCGGAGGGGGAAACCCCCTGGAAGCCCGGCAAAGCGTCTGGGAAGGCTCCCGTGGAGATTCTGAAGCTCGAAGCCTCCTGGCACAAGCGCCTCTCCGACCTCCTCCCCGGCTACGAGCCGGTGCCGTGGGCCGGGCCGGAGTGGGGGCAGGCACGCTCACTCCTGGTCCGGTATCCCCTGTCCAAGCTGGAGAGGCTGCTGGACTACGTGTTCGGGAACTGGGGGCACATCAACCAGACCCGTTTCAAGGGCCTACGCACGGCCCCGGAGTTGGGCATGGTGCTCTACCTCCACTCCGCCTTGGACCAGGAGAGGTTCGTGTGGGAGGACTACGCCAAGGTCAAGGCCGAGGTGGACGCCTGGTACGCGAATAACCCCAACGCCTTCGCTCCGGCCTCCCTCCACGCCAAGCTGGACGCGGCGAAGGCTAAGGTGCCGTGGCTTCAGAACCAGAAGGGGGCCAAGTGAGGGACTACGCCTTCCGGGACCAGCCCCGGCTCCTGGAGGAGCGGGACAAGCACCGCGCTCGTGTCCCCTCCCTGCTCTGGGAGTGTACGGGGGGATCGAAGCTCTGCTTCGACGAGGTGTCGCTTCCGGTCCGGGCTCTCCTTCGGGCCTACGCGAAGGACTTCCGGCGCTACGCGCATCTCGGGCACGGCCTGTTGATCTACGGCCTTCCCAGCGTGGGAAAGTCGGTCGCCGCTACTCTCCTCGCCAAGGCCGCGATCTCCTGGGGCGGTACCGCTCTCTTCACCTCAGCCTCCCGGATGCGGGACGCGATTCGTACCAACCAGATGTTCGACGACTCCTTCTCCTTCGCCGAACGCGCGCAGAACGTGGACCTCCTCGTCCTCGACGACCTCGCCGCCTCCCACGCCACCCAACCCTACTTCGGGCAGGACGACCTGTTCAACCTGATCGGCTCCCGAGGTCGGGAGCGGTGCGTCACGGTGATCACGTCGTCGCTCCCGCTGTCCACCCTCCGTGATCTCTACCCGCGCCTCGGCTCCTTGTCGCGTTACGTCGTCCCGACGCACATGACGGGGCCGGACTGGAACAAGATCTTGTTGGATCGTCAGACGAAGGAAGCAGGGGATTGGGAGCGCGACCTCGACCAGGGACCCTTCGATGCCTGATCTCGACGCATCCTTCGTCCGCTCCCTGGTCATGGGCGGACCCCCATCCTTGCGTCGGGCGATGGAGCGTGTGCAGCCTTCCGATCTGGCCGCCGACGGACCTGGCCGGAAAGCCTACGATTTCGTTCTCGGCTACTACAAGGCGCACCACAAACTCCCCTCCTTCCCGCTCATCCATTTCGAGACCGGGGTCAACCTCGATGGTCCCGACGCCGCCGAAACCGTCGTCGATGGCGACCCCAACCACTTCCTCGGCAAGGTGTTGGAGGCGCGGCTTCGGCTCGCCCTTCAGACCGGGGTGCCGAAGATCTTGGAGCAGGCCCAGAACAACCCGAACGCGGCGCTCGAATCGCTTGCTGCGCTGACTAGGGAGATCCGAAAGAACCACACCGCAGGATCGACTATCTCGTACTTCCCCGACGTGGCGAGGTTGGCGTGGGAGCACTACCTGGAGAAGGAGTCGGGGAAGACCGGCATCCTGTTCCCGTGGGCGCGGGCCAACGACAGCACGCTCGGCCTCTGGCCGCAGGACTTGGCTCTGTTCGTCGCTCGCATGGGCACCGGCAAGTCCTGGGCGGCGGCGCTCATCATCCGTCAAGCGTGGAAGGCCGGGCACCGGGTTCTCCTGGCGACGACCGAGATGCTTCCTCGCACGATGGCGGGCCGAGTCCTGTGCATCGAGCACGCGGTTCCCTACACGGACTGGGTGCGCGGCAAGCTCTCTCCGTTCGCGCGCGCCAAGCTGGAGAAGGGCATCCAGAATCTCGTCCAAGGGGACCAGTTCGCCTTCATCGGGGGTGACTTCGACTTCCGCCTTGACGCCTTCGAGGCGGCGATCGACGAGGCCAGTCCCGACCTGGTTCTTTTGGACGGGGCCTATCTCCTGCGGGTCGAAGGGAAGACGCGATCCGAGAAGGCGGCCAACGCCTTCGACGAACTGAAGCGCCTCGCGGCGCGGCTGAAGAAACCGATCGTCGTCACCATGCAGTTCAACCGGGAGGTGAAGTCGAACGATGCCGCTTCCGTCAAGGCCGAGTCCATCGCGCTGACCGACGTGGCGGGTTGGAACGCCGACATGATCTTCGGGATGATCCGAACCGAGGAGATGATCGCAGAGAAGAGGCTACGCATCAAACCGCTGAAGACGCGAGAAGGGGAGGCGGAGGATTTCGACATCCGCTGGGACTTCCTGGCGATGGACTTCACGGAGATCCCGAAGGGTAGCGGGGATGTCGAAGAGGTGTTCGCCCCGGATCCGAAAACGGCCCCCCAGACGAACGAGGAGCCCCCCTTCTGATGTCTGCTGCCTCGATTCCTCTCCTGGTCAAGCACTGAACCTACGCGGTCTATGTGGGGCGGTCGCTCCGCGTGCGCAGCAAGGAACGGTTCCAGCAGGCGTTTCAGATCTGCCGCGCCCAACTGGTTCGGCACGGCTACCTCCAGGTGGGTTCCGAAGATGGGGCGGGAGAAAAGATCAAGCTCACGCCCAAGGGGTTGCAACGGGAGCGAGAACATCGTCGAGAGGGTCCGCAGAAGGCCCGCGCCTTCGACACGCTCTACGCCTCTTTCATAGGGGAGCGAGAGAAGGGAAAGCCCGCGCCGAAGTCGGACCAACCGAAGTCGGACCAACCGACGCCGGACAAGTCTCCGGCGGGGAAGAAGTAGGACGTGGACCATGACCATCTCGTGAAGTTTCTAGATCGGATCGGCTGTACGAAGATCGGGAGGAACGGCCCGCACTGGGTTCGGGCGCACTGTCCGCTGGCTCCGTGGACGCACAAGTCGCGGGCGGATCGCAAGCCCTCCTTTTCGGTGATGGTGGCGGCGGATCAGCCGTCGATGTGCCGGTGTCATGCGTGTGGTTTCAAGGGCACGCTGCTCATGCTGGTCCGGCGATGGGCGAAGCTCTCTGGGGAAGGGGACACGGCGCTGTACGATGTGCTCTACGACAGCGCCGTTCGTTACGATGTTCCCTCGCTGGCGGTGTTGAAGGCACGGGCGGAGAAGTTGGCGGTGGTGAAGCCTCCGGCGCAGGAGGTGGCGGGGATCGTGGTGCCGACCTGGCTGGCTGAGGATCCGGGTGGGGAGGTGCCCGATCTTCCGGCGCTTCCCGAGAACCTACTGGACCCCCTCCGGGAGCTTTCCCCCGAGGCTCGCGCCTGGTTGCACGCGCGGGGCTTGACGGACAAGACCCTGGCGACCTGGGAGGTGGGATGGTTGGAGGCGAAGCGTCGTATCGCCCTTCCGATCCGCGACCTGAAGGGCCGGTTGGTCGGCATCTCGGGGCGGTCTATCGACGCCTGGGAGACCCCGAAGTTCGTCCACGCGACCGGCTTTCGCAAGGACTTCTACCTCTACGGGGAGCACCTCATGGTCAAGGGGAGCCTCGGCTACCTGGTGGAGGGTTTCTTTGACGCGATGATGCTGTGGCAGCGGGGGTATCGTTCGCCGCTGGCCTTCATGGGGTCGAGCCTGGGGAAGGTGCAAGCGGAGAAGGTGGTGTCCAACTGCGAGAGTGTGGTGGTGGTGCGGGACGGGGACGAGCCGGGGAAGGAGATCGCGGTGCGGGTCGTCACTACGTTGGGTACGCGCATCACCACGCGCGTCCCTGAGATCCCGGAGGGAAAAGATCCTGACGATCTGACCCTGGACGAGTGCTACGACCTTCTCGGTCCTCCCCGCCTTCCTGCTTGACAACTGCTTTGTTGTTTGCTACCATGTTCTATGGGTTCGGGCTGATGCCTTGATGAACCCGTGACCGTCAACCGGCGAGATCGCCAGAAGGAGTTGCACATGGGCCAGTGGTTTGAGACCGGGTTCTCAGGGGCCGATAGGGTGAAGCGGGAGCAGGAGGAGGGCTTCGGCCCCGACCGCTTCTGGGTGTCGAAGTCCCGCGAGGAGGGCGGGAAGATCGTCGGACCGAAGGAGTTCGTCTTCGTGGACGACGAACCGACCTGCATGTGGGAGCACAACCCGAAGATCAACAACAGCTTCAAGACCATCCTCACCTGCCTGCGCGGGGTCGAAGACGAAACCCCGTGCTGCGAGAAGCTGATCCGTCCCAACGGAGAGAGCGCCCGCTACTACGTCGGCTACTTCACGGTGGTCGATTGCTCCTCGTGGACGGGCAAGGACGGGAAGGTCCACCAGTACGAGATGCGGTTCTTTCCGGCAAAGACCGGGACCATCCTCAAACTGAGGATGAACCGCGTCGAGCGCGGTTCGCTCGCCTCCATCCTCTGGAAGGCCAAGCGGAGTCCCGGCGAGAAGGTGCCTCGCGTCGGCGACGAGTTCGAGTACGTCAAGCAGGTGGACATAGCGAAGCTGTTCTCGGTCGCCAGCTACAGGGGCCGCAAGATCTCCGACATCTTCGCTGAGGCGAACGCGAACCCGACGAAGGAGGTCGGCACGAAGGACGACGGCTCGCCGCTCACGCTGCTGGACCGGGTGAAGGGCCTGTTCCAAGTCCACCTCGACGAGAACGGGAAGATCCTCCCCGAGATCGTGCCCTTCAACTACGAGCGCCTCCTGCGCCCGCTCTCCCCTGACCAGATGAAGAAGCGCCTGATGGGGGTGAAGGTGGACGCGGACGACCTCGACGACAAGAGCAGCGACGGGAACTCGGTTCCGTTTTAGGGTCTTGCGGAGGGGCCGTCCGCACTCCGAGCGGCCCCTCCGTTTCCCGCACACATGGTCGCAACATGAAGGTGACGATCGACTCGTGGGCCTGGCTCCGCAAGGACGCCCTCACGGTTCCCAAGATCCAAGCCCTGCGGGGGGCGCTCACCGTGTATCCCCGGAAGGTGGGCGACCATCCGGGTGACCCTCCGGGTCCGGTGTACCTCTACACCGAGACCTCGACGATGCTCGGGGTGGCCCGCGAGTATTTCGTTGCCCACAACCGGGGCGGTCATGTCATCGAGGACCGGACCACGACCGGCAACGAGAGCCTCTGGCACGGACCCTTCGACTTCGTGGGCGACCTTCGGGAAGATCAAGAGAAGGCGGTGGATGCCGTCGTAGGCTACCTGCGCGGGGGAGGTCTGGGGGGACTGCTTCAAGCTCCTCCGGGGACAGGAAAGTGCTTGGGTCGAGGGACGCTGGTCCTGAAGTACGACGGCTCGGTGACTCCCGTGGAGCATCTTCAGGTTGGAGATGTCCTTATGGGGCCGGACAGCCTCCCGCGTTGTGTTCTTTCGACCACGACGGGGAGTGGCTTGTTGTATAAGATCATTCCGCGACGCGGCGCTCCTTGGGTGTGCAACGATGCCCACATCCTGACGCTCGTGAACTCCCGGAGCGGGGAAGTTCGGGATGTTCCTCTCGAACAGTACCTATCGTGGACAGCTTCAGCCAAGCGCCCCTGGAAGCAATTTTTTCCTTCCGAGGGTGTGGTTTTTCCTTCGGCTCCGCCACTTCGCATTGATCCTTATTTTCTCGGCTTTCAGTGGGGGTTGCACGTCCGCGTGGGGAAGGCAAAACCGTTCGACGATTTCGGTCTCGGCATCTTGGACTGCTCGCGCGAGGTAGTTGGGGATGCCGCTACGTTTCCGCAGGACTATTTGCGCGCCTCCTTAGAAGATCGCCGCAGTTTCTTGGCGGGTCTTCTTGACGCGGCTGGGCACCAACATGGTGTAGGCTACGAGATCGTTCAGAAACGACCTGCCTACGCGGAAGGTACTGTTTTTCTGGCTCGCTCCTTGGGAATAGCCGCCGAAATCCGAGAGAAGCGTGTGAAGGGTGCCTCTTACTGGCGAGTCACCCTGAGCGATGGGTGTGCTCCGTGTACGCAGCTTCCGTTGCTTTTCTTGGGTGTGCAACGTATCGCCAAGAAATGTCCCCAGGAGTGTAGACAGAAGAAGGCGGCGACGCGAAGCGGCTTCGCTGTGGAAGCGATCGGAGAAGGTTCTTTTGTTGGTTTTACGTTGGACGGGGATGGTCGTTTCTTGCTGGGGGACTTCGTGGTGACCCACAACACGGTGATGGCGTGTGCGACCATGGCGGAGCTTCAGGTTCCTACCCTGGTCGTGGTTCACAAGGAGTTCCTCGTCAACCAGTGGAAGGAGCGGATCGCCCAGTTCCTTCCCACCGCGAAGGTGGGCATCGTCCAGCAGGACGATTGTGATTTTGGAGGCAAGAGCATCGCCATCGGCATGATGCAGTCGCTTACCCAGAAGATGTACTCGACCTTGTTCTACCGTTGGCCGGGCTTGGTGATCTTCGACGAGACCCACCGTATCGGGGCCGCCACCTTCTCCCATGTTCCGCCCAAGTTCGCCGCGCGCTATCGTCTCGGTCTCACCGCGACCCCTCGGCGTAAGGACGGGGCGGAGAGCGTCTTCTTCTACCACATCGGAAAGGTGCTCCACGCTTCTCAGGAGCAGCGTCTCCGTCCGAAGGTGAAGCGCGTGTCCACTGGCTTCAAGCTGGTCCGGTCGGGCAACTTCAACCTCTCCCTTGCTCCGAAGTCTCTTCTGCTCAAGTTCCTGTGCGGGAGCACGCACCGCAACCGCAAGATCTCGGAGACCCTGGTCGAGGCGGTGCAAGCGGGGCGGAAGGTCATCGTGCTCTCGGAGCGTCTGCAACACCTCGACACCTTGCAGCAGATGTTTCTGACCTTGTGGCAGGAGAAGGGGGGTTCTGAGCCTCCTTCTTGCGGCTCCTACGTGGGCGGGATGAGTCAGGAGGCGTTGGCGGTAGCGGCGAAGGCGCAGATCATCTTCGCCACCTCCCAGTATGCCCAGGAAGGGTTGGACCTTCCGGCGCTCGATACCCTGTTCCTCACCACCCCGCTCGCAGATGTCGAGCAGGCGGTGGGGCGCATCCTCCGCCCCCACCCGGACAAGAAGGACCCTATCGTGGTGGACTTTCGGGACGACGAGGTGCCGCTCTGCAAGAAGTTTGCGGAGATGCGCGAACAACTTTACGAGCGGGTTGCGGCTTGACAATCGCCCCCTTTGTGATAATCCTTGCATTTATGGTGGATAGCGACGGCTACTTCCGCAACTGGTACGAGAAGAACGGCGACGACCTGAACGAACGTCGTCGCAGTCGCTACCACACCGACTCCGCGTACCGGGCCAAGGTGATGGAGCAGAACCGGCAAGCCCGCCAGAAGCGGCGGGCGGATCGGCAATTGCGGACTCAGGCGACCAGGGAGGCCAGGCAGTTCCAACCGATCCGGGCGTGGCGCGAGGTTTTGATTCCCCTGGAGGTGGAGGGGGAGACCTGCTCGATCCCCATGTTCACCATCGGAGCCCTCGCCGGAGCCTTCGGCAAGTCGGTTCAGGCGGTGCGACTCTGGGAACGCCAGGGGATTCTGCCCGAGACCCCCCTGCGCAACACGAAGGGGGACCGGCTCTATACGCTGGAGATGATCGAGACCGCCTTGCGGATGCTCGAAGCCCGAGGCCGGGTGGATTCGGCGGTGACGACCAGGCTCCGTTCTCCCACGGTGGGGAAAGCACGAACCGTTCGGTTCGCAGACGGCAGCGAGCGGGTGGTCGCCCTCTTTCGGGTCGGCACCCTGGCGCAAGCGGTCGGGCGAACGGTGGTCACGCTGGAGCAGTTGGAGCACCGGGGTATTCTCCCGGGAACCCCGTTCCGGGCGGGCGGAACGCCGGGCTACCGGCTCTACTCCCGCGAAATGATCGAGGCGGTGCGGAATGCGTTCGAGAAGCGCGGGGGCGATGTTCGGGGGGAGGATGAGTGGAAGGGCTTCCGCGCCGACGTGGAAGCCGCGTGGCAGGCGCATGGCGTCCTCGGGGCGACCTTGCTGGACAAGGACAAGAACAACGGAAAGGAATCGGACGATGGCGAAGACGAAGGGTAGCAACGTGCAGCAACAGCAGGAGCAGCTTCCGACGCAGTTGGTGATCTCTCGCACCTTCAAGAGCCAGAACGGCGAGCAGAACCAGACCGACGAGGAGGTTGTCGCGGTCCACGTCTTCCAGACCGCCTCCGCGAAGGTCCGCGTCAGCATGGGCCTCACGGTGAACCTCGGCAACTTCGAGTCGGCACGCTGCGAGGTGGGGGTGGAGATCCCGTGCTACCGGGAGGAGATCGACGACGCTACCCATTTTGCTCGTGACTACTGCGAGGCTCGCCTTCAGCAGGAGGTCCAGGCCGTCCAGGCGAAGAAGGCCGACGCGACGAAGCCGATTATCTAGCCCGGGAGGGCATCGTGCCGAAGAAGAAGCTCTCCTCGGACCCGGAGGCGAGGGCCGCCGGGGACCGGCTGGCGAAGCTGTTGGTGAGCCCAACCGTCGCCGCGATCAAGAAGATGCACGGCTCCAACATCCTGATCCGGGGGGCGGAATACCGGGTTCAGACCTACTGCCGCCTTCCGTCGGGCATCTTCCCGCTCGACTACGCCCTCGGGGGCGGCTTCGCGGTGGGGATGGTTCATACCTTCTGGGGGAAGAAGGACAGCGGCAAGACCTCGAAGATCTTGCGGGTCATCGCCAACGCACAGCGCCGCTGCTCGGCGTGCTTCCGCCTCCGTCCCGAGTGGGCGCACCTGGCTCCCGGCATCCTGGACGGCTCCTCGGTGATCTCGGACTCGGAGCACGTCTGCGCGTGCAAGAAGCCCCGGGACTTTGTGGTGGTCTACCTCGACATCGAGGGGACGCTTTCGATCCAGTGGGCGAAGGCGTTGGGCGTGGATACGGACCAGATCGTCCTCTCCAAGCCGGAGTACGCCGAGCAGGGCATCGACGTGGCCGAGGGGATGATGCGGACGGGGGAACTCGACATCCTCGCCCTCGACTCGCTGGCGTTTATGACGCCAGCGAACGAGATCAAGAAGTCGGCGGTGGATTCCCTGGTCGGGGAACAGGCGCGTAAGCTGGGGACGGGCGTGCGCAAGCTCGTTGCCGCCTTTAACTTCTGCGAGAACAACTTCCGGCGTCGCCCGACGGTGTTCTTCACCAACCAGGAGCGGATGAAGGTGGGGCTTGTGTTCGGAGATCCCACCACGGTTTCCGGGGGCATGGCTCCGGGCTTCATCGCCTCGACGGAGGTGAAGTGCTGGCCGGGAAAGTACGTGATGGACACCTACGACCCGAAGAAGAACCCCGAAGGAACCGGGAGACCGATCTCAGGGAACCTCCAATTCAGGGTGGACAAGAACAAGACCGGCCACCCGAAGATGGAAGGGGAGTACAAGATCGTCCTCTCCGAGACCCCGGTCAAGAAGAAGGGGGAGGTCGCTGACGAGGATTTCATGGTCGATCTGGCTGAGCGTGTCGGTCTGATCGGGCAGAAGGGAGGCTGGTCTTGTCTCGGAGAAACCGACCACGGGTCGAAGCTGGCAATCGTAGAGCGGTTGGAGAAGGAGCCGTACTTCAAGGCCCGGCTCCGCGAGTCCTTGCTGAAGGTTCTGAGCAGCTAGGTCCGAGTCCGCGTTGGCTCACGGACCCGCATTATGATCGCTACCGCCGTTCGCGGAAGCATGAGCAGCGGATCGCCGACGACTTGACGGGAGGTCGCCGGATCAAGAGGTCCGGCGGGATGGCCTGGTCGCGCGGGGATCCAACTACGGCGGGCGGCGATGTTTCGACCCCCGACCTTCTCTTGGAGCACAAGCGCACCGTTCGCGCCTCCCTCGCTGTCCGGCGGGAGTGGTTGGACAAGGTTCGGGAAGGAGCCCAACGGGCGATGAAGGAGCCGGGGATGGTCCTCACCTTCGAGGAGCCGGGAAAGCCCCCGGACGACTGGATTCTCTTGCCTCTCGCGGTGGCGAAGCGGAGGATGGGTCTGTGAAGGCTCCGGCTATGCTCGCACCCTCCGACCTCGCGCGCGTCGTGCTTCTGCCGAACCACTCCGGCGGGTACGAGGCGGAGTTCGAGTGTTCGATCTGCGAGGGGGCGATGGGGTGGTCGGAGAACCGGGGGGCGTGGGTGTGTTGGGATTGTCGGACCCTTCTCTCCACGAAGGGGGCGCAGCAGGTGGCGCGGCAAACGCGCCGCTCCCTGGCGCAACTGAACGCTGACATCGGAAAACGTCGAGGAGGACTATGGGTTCGTCTGGTCAGCCGGTTTGGAAGAAGGTCTCCTCCACCCCTCCTCCCGGAACCCTGAAGCGCCTGGTTCGGGAGCACTTCGTCGAGGAGAGCGAAGACCCTCCCATCTCCCAGGTGGGGGAACTCTGGGCCTCCACGTTGCCCGATCTCTGCCCCCGGGAGGAGGTGCTGTGCGACCTTCTCCAGGTCGTCCGCAAGCGGAAGGTGGACCCCGACCTCGGGCTGATCTTCCTTCACGGCAAGGCGCTCCACTGGGCCTTGCAGACCCACCTCCTTCCCAAGATCTCCGCCCTCTACGGGCGTTGGTCCTGTGGCGCGTGCGGGCTTGCGGTGGGTGACAAGCACAACCTCCAGCCTCGCCCCGTCGTCTGCGCCGACTCCGCCTGTCCGTCCCAGAAGTACAAGCGTCGGGAGTTTCACTATCACGAGCTTCGCTACTTCGACGAGAAGCATCGCATCGTGGTCCGGCCCGACGGCTTCCTGAAGATCGCCCCCTACCCTGACTTCGGGGTGTTGGAGGCGAAATCCATCGGGAAGGCGTGGGAGGTTCGCCAGACCCCGAACGTCGGTCACGTCATCCAGGCACAGATCGCCATGTGGCAGGCCGACTGCTCCTGGGGAAAGATCCTTTACTGGGAGAAGGGGGCGCAGGGAACCGAGGCGCTGATCGAACATCACATTGAGCGGGACGAGGACACCATCGAACAGGTCAAGCAGGTGGCGCGCTCCATCTGGGAAGGTATCCAGCACCGCTCGCTTCCGGCGCGGGTGTGCGCGGTGGCGAACGCCCCGCGCTCGCAGGGGTGTGTGGTTGCCAAGCCCTGCTTCGCTACGGAGAAGGCGGTCCTCACCCCGGAGGACATTTCCGGCTTCATGTCTCTATGAGCATGATCGGGCATGTACGCATTCGAGGTGACAAGACACGATCGGAGATTGAGCTTGTCCAGCAGGAAGCTGTCGCGCTGCTTCGTTCACGCGAAGCCGCGCAGGTTATCATTTCTGATCCGCCCTACGGGATCGCATACCACTCGAATCGTCGCGTAGGAAAGAACCCGCACGCTCCGGTGACGAACGACTGGAATGTGCAGATCGGCCCGTTTCTCACCGAAGCTGGGCGCGTTCTCGCAGCAGGCGGCGTGCTCTACCTGTTCACTCGATACGACGTGTATCCACTGTGGGCCGCCAGCATCGCGCCACCGCTCACGCTCAAGAACGTGATCGTGTGGGTCAAGGACAACCACTCGGCTGGCGATCTCGACGGCGACTTTGGTAACAAGCACGAGTTCTTGTTGATGATCACGAAAGGCAGGTTCAAGCGGCGCGGCCATCGCTGGTCGAACGTGTGGGAGTTTCCGAGAGTGACGGCGAAGGTGATGTTGCACCCGACGCAGAAGCCGGTTGAGTTGGTGCAGCGCGCTATCGAGTCGTCGAGCGATCCCGGTGACCTTATAATTGACCCGTTCTGCGGCAGCGGGACGACGGGCGAAGCTGCACGAAATTGCGGACGCCGCGCTCTGCTCGGCGACGTGGACCCAGCGATGATCAAGATTACGAAACGTCGGCTCGGGCTTCGCGTTGAGCCCGACGAGCCGCCACCGATTCCGATGCCGGTGAATGAGTGCCCGATCTTTGGTGTAGTGCCGCCCGACCCGTCGCTGTGGGGTGTTCATCCCGAGGATCTGGCTCATGCTCTCCGACGGAGCCACTGATGGAACGTGAAAGTAGTCCATCGACGTGCGTCTACGCCTACGGGGCGCTCGCCCCGACGGCAACGCCAACGCTATCCGCACCGGAATACGAGATTGTCTGCGGTGATGCGCTGGGACTTCTGGTAGCCTGAGCGCCGTGCGCGTCGTGTTCGATCCTCGGATGGGCCGCCCGCTTCCGACGGGCTTGACGGGGGTGTGTTGCGGTCTCTGCGACCGGCCGCTCGCGCGTTGGGAGTTCCCTGTGGAGGAAGGGGACGGGCGGTTCTTCTCCTGTGCTCCGTGCTTCCTCTACGCCTCCTTGTGGGGGAAGGACAACCCGGAGGAGGTGGCTCGACTCGCAGCGCACGTCGAATCTTCGCTAGGTCGCCCGCTACAGCGTCAGGGCGATCGGGTGGTCGGTGAGGATGCTGATCGGCTGGTTTACGGGATCGTGATGGCGGCGGGTGCGGTGGCCCTTCTCCGGCGGCGGAAGGCTGCTGATGCCTGAGAGGTCTCAGGTGCGTGTGCTTGGGATCGACCCGGGTTTCGCCTCGGTCGGGTACGCGGTGGTGGTGCTCACTCCGACCAAGGAGTTGGTCGCGGAGGTCGGTCTCTTGCGGACCGAGCCTTCCGCGAAGAAGCGAAAGGTGTTGGTGGCCGACGACAACTTCCGCCGGAGCCAGGAAATCGCGCGAGATCTTCGCCACCTTGTCCGGGACCATCAGATCCAGTTGATCTGCGCCGAGTCGATGAGCTTCCCGCGCAACGCCTCTTCTGCCGCCAAGGTCGCCCTCTGCTGGGGCGTTCTCGCCTCCCTCTCCCACCAGCTTGGGCTCGCGCTTCTTCAAGCCTCCCCCCAGGAGGTGAAGAAGCGAGTCTGCGGCAAGCGGGACGCCTCCAAGGAGGAGGTGCAGGAGGCCCTGACGCTCCGCTTCCCCGACCTTCCCGAGAAGCTCGGTTCCGTCCCCGCAAGCCTCCGAGAGCATCCCTATGACGCGCTGGCCTCCGTCCTGCCCTGCCTAGACAGCGAGACCGTCAAGCTCGCGCGACAGATGTGTGCGTGATGCGCGGAGTGAACCGCATCGTCCTTTCCGGCGCGGTGATGGGGCCGGTGCGCTACGCCGCGACCCGCAACGGGATCCCCTCCTGCACGTTCACTGTGCTCACCGAGCGCCACGGCAACGGCGAGGTGGTGACGGTCCGAACCAAGGTCAACCTCTACGGCGAGGGGTTGGTCCGGTTGTGCAAGAACCGGATCTCGATCAAGAGCTACGTGATCGTCGAGGGGGAGTTGATGAACCGGGAGGGGGCGGAGAGTTGGTTGGTCGAGGTTCGCGCCAAGGACATCGTGATTCCTCGTGTTCCTGAAACCGAAACAGAAGGAGAACCACGCGATGAAGGCTGACAAGAAGTTCCACGTCATCCCCGGCGGGGCCGTCGCCACCAAGGGTCACTCGAAGAAGCTCCGCGAGCGTGTTCGGGACGCCGCCGAGCGCGTCAACACCGACTACGTGGATCTCGCCCTGCTCCTCGTGGAGGTGTGGGACACCCCTTCCGAGGACAACAACTCGCTCCCCATCTACACCTCCTGGGGCTACGCGACCTTCCACGACTACGCCGAGCAGGAACTTGGCCTCGCGCGCCGCAAGGCCGAACACCTCCGGCACATCGGGGTCTGCCTCCAAGGAGATCTCGCGGCCCTCGACTCGTCGCTCCGCTCCCGGCTCCTCAAGCTGGGCTGGTCGAAGGTTCGGGAACTGGTCCGGGTTCTCACGGTGAAGAACGCGAAGAAGTGGCTCGACATGGCGGAGGCCCTGAACTACCAGGAGCTTCTCCTGACCGTCCAGGCCTTCAAGAAGAAGCAGGAGGCGGCGGAGATCGAGGCCGAGCAGGGCGGGGATAAGACTGCCCTTCCCTCTCCCTCCACCGTCTACGCCGAGGTGGCGTCGAGCGGCAAGCCGAAGAACGTCTTCGCCAAGCCGAAGTTCCAAGCTCCTCCCGAAGATGCTTCCGAGACCCTGGACGACAGCGACGACGGGCCGCCCACTATCCCGGCCGTGCCCAAGCTATTTCGCAAGGACTTCTCCCTCTACGCCGAGCAGGCGGAGGTGGTGAACATGGCATTGGAACGGGCCTCCCAACTCGCCGAGAGCGACAAGCCCAGCCACCTGCTCACTCTCATCTGCATCGACTTCCTCGCCACTCAGGACTTGAAGCCTGACGAGGAGCAGAAGCTCCGCTGGCTTGCGCGCATCGAGCATGCCACCGGCCTCCGGCTGGTCGCGTTCGACGCAGCCTACGAGTTCGTCTACGGGCTCAACACCCTGGAGAAGATCCAGAAGAATGTGGTTGCGATGCACGGGAAGGAGGAGGATCAGTGAACCTCTCGCTTTCCCCGGAGACCCTTCGCGCTGAGATCGCTTCCATTCGTCACCTCTTGGATGGGGTGATGGAGGCCGCCGAGCAGGTTCCGGTGGAGGAGTTACCCGCTCCCGAGGAGCGGTTGGAGGATTTCGTGCGCCGGGTGGCGGGGGAACTCGCCCTCGCCGCTCGCAAGTGTCACGGCCTTGCCGAGGTGCTGTCGGGGGAGTTGTAGGCTCCCGATCTCCTTGGTAGGCTGTGGCCGTGCCGGTGCTCCAGTCCGCTCCTCGCCCCAAGCGTCGATCTCCCGCAGGCGCTCCGACCAGCGATCTCGTGCTTTCGGCACACGTCGGGCCGACGGACGACCTCTTCCCGAAGATCCTCGCCCTCTACGCCCGGCCTGGAGCCTCCGTGCTCGACACCACCTACGGTCGGGGGGTGTTCTGGCGCAACGTGCCGAAAGATCTTTACAACCTGAAGATCTCCGACGCCGCCTGGGGCGTGGATGCGCGAAAGCTCCCATGGCCTTCGGCATCCTTCGACCTCCTGGTCTTCGACCCTCCCTACATGCACGGTTCGGGCGGGACGGCGCATGTGGGTCATCAGCAATTCGAGGTCCGTTACCGGAACAACGCGCGGGTGGTGGACGGACACGACAGTGTGCTCGCACTCTACCTGGCTGCCGCGAAGGAGGCGGGGCGGGTGTTGAAGCGCCACGGGGTATGGGTGGTGAAGTGCCAGGACGAGGTGTGCGCTAACGTGCAGCGCCTCACCCACATCGAGATCGTCAACCACCTGTCCGATGTTTGGGTGTGTGAAGATCTGTTCGTCCTGGTTCGACAGGGGCGGCCGGGGGTGAGTCGCCAGCTTCGGCAGATCCACTCACGAAAGAGCCACAGCTACCTCCTCTGCATGAGGAAGCGAGAGGTGGGTCGGGTGTGGACCGGCCCGAAGCCCGCGCACACATGATCGGAGCCAGATGACCGACGCGAAGCCCGAACTGAAGTATCTCCCCATCGATCTCCTGGTGCCGAACGACTGGAATCCAAACCAGGAGTCAGAGGCGACCTTCCTCCGACTGGTCGAGGAGATCAAGGACGTGGGCTTCATCGACCCCTGCGAGGTGGTGCCCCTCGACGACGGGCGCTACGTGATCATCGGCGGAGAGCACCGCTGGCGTGCCGCCAAGGAGGTGGGGCTGGAGGAGATCCCGTGCGTCATCCTGGTCGGGAAGAAGTGGACCGACGAAGATCTCCAGCGGCTCGTTACCGTTCGTCTGAACGTCCTTCGGGGACGCCTGAACCCGGACAAGTTCATCGCCCTCTACAACGAGATGGCCGAGAAGTACGGTCAGGACGCGCTCCAGTCCCTCTTTGCCTACACGGACAGCAAGGCTTTCCAGAAGCTCGTGGAAGGGGTGAAGAAGGGGATGAAGAAGGCGCTCCCCAAGGAGATGCAGAAGGACTTCGACGAGGCTGCCAAGGAAGCGAAGACCGTGGATGATCTCGCCAAGATCATCCAGGAGATGTTCTCCCGCTACGGGAACACGGTGCCGCTTTCCTTCATGGTCTTCTCCTTCGGGAAGCAAGATCACGTCTACGTGCAGATCAACGCCAAGACCCGCAAGGCCCTGAACAAGGTGCTGGCCTACTGCAAGGCCACCCAGACCGACCTTAACGACTTCCTGGCTCCGGTCATCGCCGAGGCCGCCAAGCGAGCGACTGCCGCCTTGGCCGAAGATCCGGTGAAGGCTGTTGAGCCGGTTTCGGGGTAGTGCTAGGGTGGTCCTGGAGGATCGAGATGGCCGACAACCTGCGTGATACCCTTCGTGCTCTCCGTGGTGCTCTGGTCGAGGCGGAGAAGGTTCCGCCCGTGCCGGGCGGGGAGGCGTCCGAAGAAGATCTCCTTCTCGCCGCGAACTCCTGGCGGAGCTTCATCCGCCAGGGGGACAACTTCCTCGACGTGGTGCAGGACGTGACCGAGGCCGCCTATATGGCGGTGGGGGGTCAGTCGGATATCGAGCGCCGTCGCGCGGTGGTGGACGTGAGCCGCGCGCTTCACGTCGCCAAGACCACGATGATGCGCGCCTACGGAGACTTCGCCGAAGGCCGGGAAGCCTTCTACCGCTGCGCGAAGGCGTGGAGCCTTTCGACGAAGCGTTCGTCCTACAAGGGGAAGCCGAAGACGCTGGCCGACCTGAAGCCGGTCACGGTGGTCGAGGAGATGAAACAGGGGGCGCAGAAGCTCTCTGCCGCGCTCGGGAAGGCACTCGACAAGGGGGCGAAGGCCCAGACGATGCTCCGCGAGAAGGCGAAGGGGAGCGCGGTGGATCCGGCGGAGATCGTGAACGTGAGCCTCGACTTCCGGGACGCGGTGTCGGAGGGGTGTTTCGCGCGCGTGAACGGCGTGCTGCGCCGAGCCGCCGAGCTTTCCTCGCGCGCGTGGGAGGCGATGAAGTACGAGTCCAAGGACGCCCAGGTGGTGTGGAAGGCCCCGTGGGCGAACGATCCCGAGATCGGCGACACGGAGGAGATCTAGGCGGTTCCTTGACAATTCGGGTATAACCTGCTAGGTTATACCCGAAGGCAGAAGACGACCTCCAATGGAACATGCGATCTGGAAACTGCCTCCCGGGGCGGTGCTCGTGCTCGAAGCGAAGGACGAGTACCCCATCGGGACGGTGCGCAAGTACCAGGGCAAGTACCCCCATCTCTACGTGAAGGTGGGCGGGAAGAAGCCGTGGGTCTACTACGCCACGATCGGGACCGCCAAGGCTGACGCGGCGGTCAAGGCGGGTGGGGTCATTGTCAAGGACGGGAAGGCCGTCACCCCCGCCACCTCGGACAACCTGGCCCTCCACAAGGTCGCCCACCCCTTCCACGGCTCGAAGGTCGCGCCGCCCGAGGCGGGCTACGAGCTTCCGTCGGGTGTGAAGGTCGGTGGCGAGGTCCCGAAGGAGAAGAAGAAGAAGGCCCAGGAGCCTGCCCCGTCCGAACCGCCGTTGCCTTCCCCTTCGCCTCCTGCCTCGGGGGAGGTTCCCCTCCCCTACGGACCGACGGCGGTCGCGCCGCCGGATTCTCCGTCCGAACCGCCGGTCAAGCCCTCGTTCGCGCCGAAGACGCCGCCAAGGTGGAAGGCGTTCCTGAAAAGTGCGGTGGTTGCTGATCTCGTGGCCGTGGCGGACAAGCTGGTTGCGTATCCGCATCCAGCCTTCGCCGCCGCGTTGAAGGGGTCGGACGTGTCCCCCTTCACGCTAGAAGGGAAGCTGCTCGCTCTGTTCTACCCGAACAGCCACAAGGACACGGTGGTCAACCACCTTGTCGGTCTGGGCATGACGAAGGGGAAAGCCGAAATTATCGTCGCGGACGTGCTCAGCGGTGCGTCCGAGCACGGTCTCCTCAAGGTCACCTCGTCGGGATCGGTTTTCTTCAAGCCGCTCGGTCCCGCCATCGCTCCGGCCGCACCCCTGTCCGTTTCCGCGTCCGCCCCACCTTCCGGTCCGCCCGAAGCGGCGGTTCAGGACCCCTCCGCGCTCTCCCCGGAGACCGTGCCGGAGCCGCCCTCCCAGAAGGTCGCCGATCTCGTGGCGTTCCTGAAAAGCGTGGGCTTCGACAATCCCGAGAAGCAGAAGCGCGCCATGTCCTCGCCCACGTTCGTCAAGCACATGGTCCAGACCTTCGGCAAGGACTGGCTGAGCCTTTACCTCCACCAGGGCTACAGCGTCTCCTTGGACCACAGCATCGACGCCGCGCCCGCCGTTATCGATCCGTTGGCGGCGGCGGATGCTCCGACGAGCGTGCTCGCTCCGCCTCTCCCGGCCGATGCTCCTGTTCCGACTCCCGCCCCCAGCACCCTTCCCACCACGACGGTTTACGATGGGAAGGACTACGCGGAGATCGGGGACGTGTTGGCGATGCTCCCCTCGTTGGCGCTTGAATCGTTCGCATCGCTCAAATCCTGGGCCGAGAAGAACCCCAACACCGTTCAAGTGATCCAAGACGCCTGGGGCAAGGACTGGTTCTACACCCTCATGCTCGCCTACTCGCTGAAGACCGACAAGGAGATATTCGGTTCGTGGGAGAAGGCCCTGGTCGGCGCGGGCGTTCCGCACAGCCCCGTCCCCTTCTTCGCCGCGTCGGGGAAGGCACTGGCCATTGCCGCCGCCTTGAAGGCGTATGAGGCCGAGCATGCCCATATCGCCCAGACCATCAGCACGAACAAGGGGAAGAACCAGGCGGAGAAGGAGAAGCAGAAGAAGATCGACGATGCCCTCGCCAGCTTGGGTGATCTCAAGCAGGTAGCGAGTGACAGGTCTGGTATGGGAGCGTCGTACTACGACGCGAAGTACGGGGTGATGGGAGAACTGGCTCATCAGATCCTCCAGGCCGTGGAGTCGCCTTACGGACCCAAGCACATCCTTGACGTGGCGCAGGAGAAGCCGGTGGTGGGGAAGGAGATGGCCGGGATGCTCGGCCCAGACTGGCCCGATTTTGCCATCGCGCTCACCAAGGCGTTCGAGAAGGCAGGGGTGTTTCCCAAGATCAAGAAGAAGAAGGACATTTCGCTCGGAGCCTCCCCCGTTTCCCCTGTTCCGCCCCTCTCCCCTGTACCTGACTTTCCGCCGGTCGCTCCGCCGGAGCATGTTGCCTTGGTGAACAAGGTCAACACCGCGATTCAGGGAGGTTTCGATACCTCCCCAGGTTCCGTCTTCGACGACCAGATGGTCGATCTCTACGGCCCCGGCTGGGCTGCCAAGTACAACCAGGCTGACCATGTGGTCGGAGGACCGAAGACGCTCGGGGTGATCTCCGACCACCCCCCGGTGACCGAGTTGACCGCCGACGTGGACGCGGCCCGCGCTGCCTTGGGGAGCACTCCGCTCGGAAGTCAGGTGCAGGCGAAGATCGACGCGCTTTCCGCTAAGCACGGATCGAACTGGGCCAAGAAGTACCAGAAGGCCAACTTGGCCTTCGGGTCCGCCTTTCCGCTCCCGGCTCCCGTGTCTCCCGAGGAGGAGCAGGAGAAACTGGTTCAGGCGGTCCAGGCGGTCCTCTCCACGCACGCACCGCTCACGTTCGGCCAGTTGTTGAAGGGCCATACGTCCGGGATCGCCTCCGCGTTCGGGAAGGATTGGGAGCAGAAGTACCTGGAAGCCAGGTACGACGACCTCCTAGCCGCCGTCCAGGCCGCGCTCAAGCTGTCTTCTTTCCCCGACGAAGCCGCGCTGGTCGATCCGGCGAAGCTCCCAGAGAATGTTCGGGCCGCGCTCGCTTCGGACTACGGCCCCTACTGGAAGGGGCACTACCACAAGGCCCAGACCCAGGCGCTCCTCAAGGCGGTGGACAAGGCTCTTGAGAACTCCAGCCTCCCCCTCGACAAGCTGAAGGGGGCCTTCGCCGACGAGATGAAGGCCAAGTACGGGGTCCAGTGGAAGGCCAAGTACAAGAAGGCCAAGTACGTCGAAGCCCCGGTTGCCCCGTCTTCTCCGACTCCGACGCCTTCGGTCGGTGCGCCTCCCATCGCGGCGGCTCCGGCGGTCGCGGTTTCGGTTCCGCACACGGGAACCCTGCCGCCGCCGAACGTGCCGGAACTCTCCGCGATGACCTACGGCGGTCCCGCCAAGCTGGGCGGGGCGGGCGAGAAGCATTTCTACAACGATCCGGCGACCGGGAAGCAATACCTCCTCAAGCTCGCCTACGAGAAGGATGCCACGAAAAAAGCCAAGCCTTTTGCTGCCATCGCGCAGGAGGTTTTCGCCACGGTATCCCAGGCGGTTAAGCCAGATCGCACCGTTCCGATCCGTCACTTCATCCGTACCCAGAACGGGAAGCAGGAGCACGTCACCCTCCAGCCGATGATCCCCAAGAAGGGGACTCTTCAGGGGGTGTCCCCGGCGAAGCTCTCCATGGCCGAGAAGCAGGATGTGGCGAGTGAACACATCCTGGATTGGCTCATGGGCCAGCATGACTCTCATGCGGACAACCTCCTTCGCCTTCACGAAGGCGGGGTGTTGGGGGTGGACAAGGAGCAGGCGTTCCGCTTCATGGTCTCGGATGTGGTGGCGGGGACCGACCAGGAGCGGCTTTCGCTCGACTACAAGCCGAACCCGGAGACGCCCTACTACAACTCCTTCTGGAGCGCCTTCTCCGACGGGAAGTTCGACTTCGACCCCAAGGCGATGCTGCCGACCCTGGAGGCTATCGAAGCTCTCTCCGACCAAGCCTATGTCGAACAGCTTCGGCGGTACGCGGACGACTTTTTCAAGAACTCCCCCAACCTGAAGGACGTGTTCCTGAAACGTGCCTTCGCCCGGAAGAAGAACCTCCGCGCCGACTTTGAGACCTTCCTGACCATGCTTCATCGGAAGCGACTTGTTCACCCCAAAGGGACCTACACCTTTGCTGCCGGGTGGGACCCGACCGGAGCGATCCCGATCACGCCCTACGTCGCCGTCTCGCTGCCGAGCGGTGGGGAGCCGGTCGCCCCGGTGGAGGCGGCGTCCCCGCCGAAGAAGAAGATAGTGAAGTATTCGGCGGCCGACTACGCGCTGGCGGCAGGAGTGATGCACAAGGTCTACCTGCCGACGCAGGGGCCAGATCAGGGGAAGGGCGACCCCACGAAGTACGTGGTGCGGATCTCCAAGGGGACGAACGAAGCGAAGCTCTCCAATTTCCTGAAGGAGATGGGGCTCTCGCTCCACCCGGAGCATCCCGCTATCATCTACGGGCAGAGCTACACCCTGGTCGTCGTCAAGAAGGCGGACTGGGACGCAGCCTTCGTCGAGAAGGAGGAAATTCAGCCGATCATCGTGGACGCGGCAGATGTGGCGGCAGGCGTCGATGTGACGGAGCCGGGGCTCGCCAACATCAACTCGGACGAGCTTTACCACATCGAGGACATGAAACTCGGTCACGTCGGGAAGAACTTTTCTGCCGGGAGCCCCTTGGTCGAGGGCCACGTCCTCAAGGGGCGGCGCATCCTGGAAGCGAACGGCGAGGTGGCCTACCTGTTCCAGTTCAAGTTGCGCGGCCACCGCCGAGGCTCTGGGTCGAACATCTACTACTTCGACGACACCGACGTTCCTCCGGGGCAGTCCGCTTATCTCCCCATGCCGCGTTACAACTACGTGATCGGCACGGACGCGATGAAGGAGAAGGCCGCCTCACCGATCTCCACTCTCTCGGGAGAGAAGTGGACGGCGGGCAATTCGGAGATCTTCTTCCAGCGCAAGCGGAAGCCCTTCACCTATATGGGAACGGTCGTTGCCAAGGTCCGCCCCAAGCCCGGCCAGTCGGTTCGGGACGCCTTCGCCGAGGCGCTCGAAGCGATGAAGCCGGGTCTGTCGAAGGAGGTGCTCCGCAACCCGACCCCGGAGGAGCAGGAGGTGGTCAAGCTGGCCCGCCTCCTCTGGGCGGTCGCCCCCCAGGTGTCCGACAGTCTGAAGAAGGCGGAGTACACGGTCGAGAAGCTGCGCGCCGAGCTAGCGAAGGTCGGCTACAGCCCGGAGAAGATCGACAAGGTGGAGCTTCGGGTCACGACGGATGGGCACGTTTCCCACGTCCTTCCCGGCCGTTGGAAGGAGATGGGCGCGCGCTTCGTCTACAACGGCATCAAGGCGGACGATCAGGTTCCTTCCATCTTGCGCTCTGGGGTTCTTGCTATCTCCGAACGGGTCTGCCTCGGGGTCGTTCCTAACGGGATCTCCATCAGCGAGGACACCAACAACGGTGCGGGGGATCAGGCGCTCTGTCGGGTGGCGACCAACCACTCCAACAGTTTCCACTGGTCGTGGCCGGTTCAAGCCATCGTTGCGCCGACGGAACTCGACCGGCTCGACTGCTACATGTACTCCGGCGACTCCTACGGGTGCTCCGACCCGGACGACGGGCCGCATGGTTCCGCGTGGCGGTCTCGGCAGCCTGTTTCGGCGGTCATCCCGCACGCCGGGGACGGCAACGAGATCATGTTCCGCAAGGGCATCGACTCCTCGCGCATCCTCCGCCTGGTCGTGCAAAGCGAACAACATCGGAAGTCCCTGATTCAGAAGCTCATCAACGAAGGCTTCGTCGAGGCGAACGGAGTGCCGATCTCGGATTTCGTCGTCGTCGCCTCGAACATCTCGACTGCCGCAGCGAAGCTTCAGAAGGTGCTCGCCCAAGCCACCAGCAAGGGGTCGCTGTGATGTCGTTCAACTTCGATCAGGTTTACAAGCTCACCTACCTCATCAACGGCAAAGAGGACCGGGCCGTCGTGGCGATGGGGGTTCGAGAAGCTTCTGCTCCCCTTCCTGGGGGAAAGGTCGGACTACGTTTGGCCTATGTGGTCAATTCCTGGACCCACCCGCTTCGGAAGGCGGTGGGATACGTGGAGCAGCAGGACGGGCAGGCCATCTACTTTCGTCAGACAGACTCTCCCCCGGAGGTGATCTCCGTCCTCCTCTTCGAGCCGCTTACGACGCAAAACTGGCCCTCGCTGGCGCAGGATGTGGCGGGGCGAGAGGAGATCCCGACCGACTCCGACGACGCCCTTTGCCAGTTCTTCTTCCACGCCTTCGTCCCCGCCGACATCTGGGACGACCTCCCTCCCCAAGAAGATTAGTCTGTTTCGCTTGACAATCACCGATCCACTTACTATCTTTATCCCAACCTCAACGCGATCTCGGAGATCGTAGGAGTAGGACAACCATGAGCGATACTACCGCAACCCCCGAAGCACCGAAGGCGAAGCCGTTCAGCCTCCGGCCCCCGAAGGTGGTGGTCGTCGGGGCGACCCCGAAGGCAGAGGAGCCGAAGGCAGAGGAGCCGAAGGCGGCGAAGGCTCCGGCCAAGCCCAAGGCCCCCAAGCCCGCGAAGGAGGTCAAGTCGGCCAAGGAACTGCCGCCCCTTGACCCCCGGCCGCCGAAGATCTCCTCGGGCCAGGGAGGGCCGACGATCTCCCTCGAAATCGGTGACCTCAACTCGAAGGAGCGCAAGGTGCTCGACGCCTTCGCCCTGCCGACCGAAGGCTCGACGCGCGAGGCCAAGTCCATCCAGGATCTCGCCAAGGTCTTCGCCAAGCAGGCCGGGTCAAAGACCCGCGCGAACTCCTGGACCCGCAACAGCCTGCGCCGCCTCGTGCGGGGCGGGCTGGTTGATAAGGCGGCGCGTGGCAACTTTCGCCTCTCCGCCAAGGCGGTCCGGCGGCTGGTCCAGGTGGCTGGCCCGGCGGCGTAGTCCCCGGTGTCCGGGGACGGCTACAGGCTCGTCACTTCCGCGCTCGATCTCTCGAAGGTCGCCGACGAGGTGGCGCGCGCCGAAGTCCTCGGCCTCGACATCGAGACCTGCAAGGACAAGAGCCCTCGGCGAGGGAAGCTCCGCATCCTCTCCCTCAACACGGGTCAAGGCGACCCGTGGGTTCTCGACCTCTTTCAGACGCAGACCCTTGGCCCGGTGGTAGACGCGCTACGCGATTCCCAAGCGATCAAGGTCGGCCAGAACTTGAAGTACGAGCAGGCGTGGTTCCTCTACCTGCACGGCCTCGAACTCTGGCCCCTGTTCGACACCTACCGCTCATCCGCGATCCTTTATAACGGCAAGGGGTACGGTCACAACCTCTGGGACATCCAGAGGCGGGAGCTAGGGGTCGAGGCCACCGGGCCGGACTTTTCCGCGCCCGAGCACTGGGAGGGTGTCCTCGCACCCGAGCACTATCGTTACGCGGCGGGCGACACGATCTACATGCCGCTCCTCCGGGACAAGCTGAAGGAGAAGCTGGGGAAGCACGGTCTCCTGAAGACTGCTCTCACCGAGTTCGGCGCGATCCTTCCCGAAACGGCGGTGGAGCTTGCAGGCTTCCCTCTCGACCCCGAAGCTTGGCTCGCGCTTGCCCAGAAGAACGCCGAGGAGAAGGGGGTGCGGCGCAAGACCCTCCTTCACGCGCTTCCCCACCCGAAGTCCCAGGTGGCCCTTCCAGGCTTCGACCCCGACTTCAACCTCGACTCCCCCGCCCAGATCTTGAGATCCCTCGCGCTGCTCGGCATCGAGGTCCCGGACACCAGGGAGATGACGCTGGCGATGTACGCGAGCGCCCATCCCGTGCTCCAGGACTTCATCGCCTACCGGGGGGTGTCAAAGCTCCTCTCTTCGTTCGGTCCCGAGTACCTGAAGCACATCGACCCGGAGACCCACCGCATCCACTCCGAGTTTTTTCCGTTTACGGCAGCAGGACGGTACGCCTGTTCCAAGCCCAACCTGGCGCAGATCCCCAGAGAGAAGGCGTTTCGCGCCTGCTTCAAGGCTCCGCCGCGCCGCCGTTTCGTCATCTCGGATTACTCGAACATCGAGATGGTCATCGTCGCCGAGATCTCTGGCGACAAGATCTTGATTCAGGTCTTCCAGACCGGAGGCGACGCCCACTACACCACCGCGAGCATCCTTCTCGACAAGCAGATCGAAGCTGTCACCAAGGCGGAGCGCCAGCAGGCCAAGCCGGTCAACTTCGGGTTTTGCGTCGCCGAGGGTCAGCGCGTCCTTACGCACGTCGGGCTTGTGCCCATCGAGAAGGTCGAGGATGGGCATCTCGTGTGGGATGGGGTGGAGTGGGTGTCCCACGACGGGTTGATGTTCCAAGGCGTTCGCGAGGTGATGGAGTACGCCGGTTTGGAAGCGACCCCGGACCACGAGGTCTACACCGAGGAAGGGATCAGGATGCCGCTTCGGGACGCGGCGTCCTCTCTTCGCCGTCTTGCTGTTGGGGCGGTCGATGGTCGTCCTGTTATGGTCAAGGCGGTGGGTAGCGGGGTAGGCGGCGCGGTTCGCCTTGCGCGTACCTACGATCTTCGCAACGCCGGACCGAGACACCGCTTCACCGTCGAAGGAAAGGTGGTTAGCAACTGCTACGGGATGCAGGCTCCGAAGCTGGTCCTCTACGCCCTCGCCAACTACGGGGTCACGTTCTCGCTGGATCAGGCCAAGGTGTTCCGCCAGAAATACTTCGAGGCGTACAAGGGGGTTCGGCGGTGGCACGCCGAGGTAGAAGCGAACATGGCCACCGGGATCGTGCGGACCCTCGGTGGGCGCTTGCGCTACCTCGATCCCCATAAGGATTTCAACGAATACAAAAATTCGCCAGTCCAAGGCACCGGAGCGGACGGGTTGAAGATCGCGCTTCGCCGGGTCTACTTCGGGCTGAAGAAGCTCATCGGAGGCGTGCCCGCTCCCACGCTCGCGGTTCCGGTGCCGCTGGCGATGCCGGTTCACCACGTCCACGACGAGATTGTGGTGGAGGCTCAGGATGACCCCGATCTCCTCTCCGCTGTGGAGAAGGTGGAGCAGGAGGAGATGCGGGAGGCGATGGCAACCCTTGTCAGGCAAGTCCCGGTCAAGGTGGAGACATCGACCGGAACCTCATGGGCCGAAAAGTAGTCTTGTGCGCACACATGGTCGGGCTGGCTTCCCGATCTCCTTGCTGGTACTCTCGGGGAAGATGACCGGCAAGCTCCAACACAAGAAGCTCGGCAACGTCCGCTTCGCCAAGCTGAAGGCCCTCTCCTGCTTCCAGGAGGTTCACAAGCGCCTGGCCGGGGGTTCGACCCTGGCCTCGGTGGCGAAGTTCGTCCAGCACGACCGGGGTGAGTACACCTCGGTCAGCGAGGCGAGCCTGATGGCGGTGCTCTCCGAGTACCGTTCCTCGCTCGCTCCCAGCGAGAAGCTCCCGTCGAACAGCCCCCCGATGCAGAAGGCCGCGAAGCGGTTGGAGTCGGGGCTTGACGAACTGGCTGAGTTGGAGCGCCTCTACGCGATCCAGATGGAGCGCCTCTACATCGACTTCGGGACCGAGAAGAAGATCGGAAAACTTATCCCCACCATGACCCAGGAGGTTCGGGTGGCGCGGGAGATCCTCGACAACTATGCCAAGCTGAAGATGGACCTCGGCCTTACCGAGAAGCACCTGGGGAAGGCGGAGGTGGAGGTGAACGTCGCCGCCGAACTTACCGCCAAGTACGGCGGTTCGGTGGTCCAGAAGGTGATCGACAACCCTGCGTCGGGAAGGAAGGTGCTTGCCATCGCCGAACGCTTCTTGGCGCTTTCGGCTCCGACCAACACCATCTTCCCCGAGGAAGGGGTGGAGTCGGATACCGAGCCGGACACCGATCCCTGCCCCCAACCCCTTGACCCGGGCGACGCCCCTGACGAACCAGAAGCGCCTCCCCCACACCTTCCGCCCGTCGCATGATCGTACACAAGGACGGACGCGCCCGAGCGGTACGCACGCGCGAGGAGGTCGAGGAGGCGCTCCGCAAGGAGATGGAGCAGCTTTCTCCCGAGGAGCGCGAGACCCTGAAGCTCCTTCTCAAGGAGATGGGTCAGCAGGCCGACCCGAAGGCCCCGCTGCCGCTGGAAGGGACGACCCTGTTCGAGAAGCTCGCGGACAAGGAGTATGTGCGGCGTCCGGTGGACATCCGAACCTTCATCCGGGACCGCTACTACCTGGGGGAGATCTGCGAGAGCCTCTACCCGAAGCTGGAGGACGATCTCCTCGCCCTGTTCGATGGCGGCTACCACGAGGCGATCTTCACGGGCGCGATAGGCTGCTTGCGCGGCGACACGCTTATCTACGATCCGGTGCGGGGAGACGCCCTTCCGGTGCAGGAGCGCCATCGCCTCGGGCACTCGTTTTGTGTGCGGGCGTTGTCGTCGGTCGGTCCGGTGGTTGCTTACGCGGAGGCCCCGCTAAAGTACCCGAGTGCTCCTATGCTTCGTGTGGTCCTGGAGACAGGGGAGCAGCTTGTTGTTACACCGCGCCATCGGTTTTGGGACGGCGTTACTTGGGTGTGTGCTTCCGAGGTCGGCGAACGGCTGCAAGGATCTTCTTCTGTCTTTCTGGTGTCCAGTTCGGACAGCGCCCAGCAAGTTCGTGTGGTGTCTGTCGATCCCTGTGCCGACGAGCCGTACTACGACTTTCATGTTCCCTGCTACAACAACTACGCGGCGGGTGGGGTGTGGAACCATAACACTGGCAAGACGTTTTCCGCGTCGATCGGCGTTTGTCGGGTACTCTACGACCTCTCCTGCCTTCGTGATCCGCAGAAGACCTTCGGGCTGGCTCCGGGACACGGGATTGCGATAGCGTGCTTCTCCGTGAGCGAGGACTTGGCCGCCAAGGTCGCGTTCGAGAACATTGCGCTGAAGATCAAGGCCAGCCCCTACTTCCGGGAGCACTTTCCCTTCCAACCGCTGAAGCAGGAGCTTCGCTTCCCGAACAACATCCTCGTCGCCGCCCGCGCCACCACCGACACCTCGGCGCTTGGCCTCAACATCATCTCGGCGCTGATGGACGAGGTGAACTTCATGCCAACCCGGGGCGGTCGGGATCCGCGCTTCGGCTACGTGGATCACGCGGAGACCATCTACAACGCGATCAAGCGGCGCATGAAGTCTCGTTTCGAGAAGCACGGGAAGCTGCCGGGGATGCTGTTCATCGTGTCCTCGAAGAACACCGCGACCGACTTCACCGCCCGTCGGATCGCCGAATCCAGAAACGACTCGACGGTGTTTGTGGCCGACCATGCGCTGTGGG